GCCCCAATCGCCGTCTACCGTTGCACCGATAAGAAGCTGTAACGCGCGAACGCTTGCCCGCCCAAAATCGCCGTCTACGGTCACGCCGAGAGCCGACTGTAGCGCGCGGATCGTGTTACGCCCGAAGTCGCCATCCACGGCGAGAGGTGCCGGACTGCTGCCACTACCTGAAGAACCGAGATTCGCCTGGATGAACGCGTACGGGTCAATCTTGTTTCCGAGTCCGACGAAAGCCTGTGGGCTGTCAGACATGGTTATGTGCAGGTGTGTGCCGCGCGAGTTCGTGCCCGTGTTTCCCGAGACACCGATTTTCGTGCCTTCTTTGACGCTCTGGCCCACCTTGACGTTAATGCTAGAGAGGTGCAAGTACGCAATGTAAATGCCGAAGCCGGGCAACCAACAGCACACATAGTTTCCGTTGCCATCGTTCCAGCCCGCCGACTCGACTACCGCATCCGCGACGCTGTAAACCTCACCAGCGACGGTGTAATCCGAACCTGTGTGCGGGTATTTTCTCCCGCCTGACATAGAGCCGAACGGATCAGCGGCATCGTAAAAACTTGGGGAAACGGGATGACGCATGATTCTCCTATTGGGTAACGAACGTGACGAATGAGGCAATAAAACCGAGTACCGCGACGGCGGCAAGAATCCAAACTGTGGGATGAACGCGCGGAGGCTGGCGTTGTTCGAGCAACTGCACCTTCACGTTTAGCTCGTTGATTTTTTTCCAATGTTCGTCGGAGACTTTGGAAAGCTCGTCGAGTTTCTGAAGCATTGCGTCCTGCTTGGTTTCAATCTTTGCTAACTCGACAAGAATATCGTTAAGAGTGACGTCGGCCATTAGACGCTCGCAGGTCGAACAAACTCGACGGAAAATCCGGTGCGGTTGTTCGTTGCCGCACCGCCCGAGTCTTGCTGGAGATACATACGGATAACATCCGATGCGGCTAATTTAACGACGCCCGAAAACTTTGCAAGTTCAATCGTGGAGGAGTTGCTGAGGATTCCCTGCGTTGTCGTAGTGCCGTTTTTGGTTGCGTACACGTATCGATATGTTCCCGCAGTCGACGACCAACCAACACGATCCGCGTACGCGGTGACGCGATAGAATCCCGCCGTGGGCACGGTAATCGCGCCGGGTGTCGTAGTCGAGTCAAGCGTCATGCCCATGTTGGAAAATGTGTTAAACGTAATGTTTGTAAATGTAGCGTTCGCAATGCTGAGCGACGTGTTATCGCGGACACCGTGGAACGCCACCGAGCCACTCAGCGGGTACCAGCCCGCGCTCGCCGCGCCTCCAGGGTTCGTAGAAGAGTTGTAGGCGTCGAAGTACTGCCAATAGGTGTTCGAGTCCGTGAGATAGGTTGTCATGCCCTGAGAGGGCGCAGTAATGGCAGCCGAACGGGCAGCGGATGAGGCGAACGTCATCACCGCTTGATCCTGTAAATAGCCCTGCACTTGGGCGGCGGTGAGAACCGCGCCAGCGGTGAAAGCCTTGTAACCGAGTCCGGCCATTATTTACTCCTTAGAAGGGACTGACGTAAGCGTCACGAGTATCTTCGCCCGAAATGGCGAACCTATAGGTACAACTTTCCGGTGTTGCGTCAATATCAATGCCGGTAATAAAGCTTTTCTGCGTAATCGCTGAACCGATGCTGTTGGGCGTCCATTCAACGCTCACGACATTGCCGATATCGAGAGAAAAGAAACCAAACAGTCCATTGAGCAACGGGCCCGCAAAAGACTTGATAATCGGATTGTCAGCAGAGACTTCGAGTTGTGAGATACGGTACTTCGGGTTCGCATAATTCGTTATGTAGAAGTTTCCGAGCGTAGTCATTTCTCCCACGCTGGACACAAGCGACGGATAAGATTCCGAGGCGATTCGGTATGTCTGCTGCGATGTTGTGTCCTGCACGGTGACCGTTCCAGCACTGCCCGAGACTGTGGCGTTATTCACCAATTCTTCGGTGCCATAGAGAACCTCAAGCGCGTTGATTGGTAGAGCCGTTCCGGGTGTGGTCGAAAATGACGCGTCCGGGCTTCCATAACTTGACGCGATCGCAAGATAGTTCCATGTCGAGAACGTAACTTCGCCATAGCTATTGATAAAAAGATAAGCCGCCTCAGAATCCGAAACCTGTTGCATATAGTCCAGGGCATTCCCGTTATAGGTCGCGGTTCCAATTTGGAAAGTACCGAAACCAATCTGCGTTTTATCGCTAGGCCATTGCACCGATGAGGCGTTGAGAACGCGCGTAATGCGAACACTTGAAGTCTCTGCCGTGAGTCCGGTTAGGTTCACGTTCTGATTAGCGAGAATCGTAAACGCGTCCGAACATTGAGCCGTCGAAGTCGAGTCGCCCGAAACGTCGTAGGACAAGTTCCAATCGTCAATCCAGCCCGTGAATTGTGGCACAACCGCGCCGGGCGCACTTGCGTCGCCCATTGAGAAGATAATGCGCCTACGCGGAACGATTGAGCCGTTATAGGGCGAGCTCGTGTACTTCGGATCAAAGGCGCGAGAGCGGTTATCGAAAACGACGGTCATTTGTCCGGCAGTAAACTTGCCTTGTAGCGTTGATTTTCCGCGACGCGTAGAAACTGAGCGCACATACTGAGTTACGTCTTGAAGAAGATAGCCGAGCGTCCCGGTATCGAGTTTGTCCGTGTCAAGAATGAAACCCGTATTTGTTTCTAGCTCTACTTTGTATGTGTACTGCGCCATTACGCCCCCACAAACACAGGGCCAGAAACGCGCTCATACTTCTTGATAGCGTCCACGACAGCCCGCCCAATGTCTGCCGACGTGGAAAGCCCACCGTTCACTACGACGTTGTAGGTTGTGCCACCTCCACCGCCGCCCATGACTGTGCCGAGCTTGTCAAGCGGGATGACCGCTTCTGCCTGACCAGCCTCACCGATAGTTGCCATAGTCCCGCCAGGTTTTGGCATGACAATACCGCCGCTGGCGAGTTTCAGCCCGCCGGAACCAAGAGAACGCGTGGGAACCGTAAGAGGCTTCGAGGACGTGATGCCGAAGAGTTCGTTCCAATTATCGATTAGATCACGAACGGTGTTGCTGACTTTGTAAATCATGGTTTGCAAGACACCGAGCGGAGTCAAGAACGTGTAAATACTCACGCTTCCATTTTCAAGAAGCTTATTCTGCCCTGAAAGATAGCCTGTCACGTTTCGGATAGCGTCACCAATGAACGAGAGCACACCGCTCACAAGTTGCATAGCATCCTTAAATCCCTTACCGTCAGCGGAACCACGTTTGAACGTGTCGGCAATACCCCGAATCAAGTCTGCGACACCGGGCGCGACTGCGACAATTCCCGGCAGAATCTCCTTCATGAGAGACATCATCGACGGGAGAAGTTCCGTTATTGACGGGAGAATGTCGACGAACGCCTGACCCAAGTCCACGAGAAACTGCTGGAATGTCGGATCGGCAACCATGTCGGCAAGCGCGGCACCAATTAGCGGCGCGAGTTTCTCAAGCGCAGGCATAAGAGCCGTGCCAACAGTCTCCTGAAAGTTTTGGAACATTTGGTTGATACGGTCAAGTGGCGACGCCGCCGCCTCAGCCATGCCCGCATATTTTGCGTCCAGCTGGTCAATGAGGTAATTCTGCGCATCAAGCTCTTGCCCATTGTCGAGAAGAGCCTGATACGTCTCCTTCTGCGCGTCAGTAAACACGACGCCCTGACGCGTGAGCTTCGACATAGCCGTCTCGGAATCGCCCGCGATCTTCACAAATGCGAGTCCGATTGTTTCAACGTCCTTACCCGTACCCGCTGCGACATTTGCCGCCACCTCGGCAAGATGTTCTATGCCCTTTGTGCCGAGTCCGGCAAGGCTAGGAACCGCCATCCATGTTTTCTCAATGGACAGCAACACCTCATCATCAACGCCAATGAGTTCGCCCAAAGTTTGCGCGTGAGTCTTTAGCGCGTCCGTAGCCTTCTGAATGTCCTTATCGGTGTTACCAAATACGCCCGCGTTCTTTGCCGCCTGATCGAGAGCCTTTCCAACTTTCCAAGACTCATCAGCCGCGCGGAGAGAGGAAGCTGCAAACGCACCCGCAGCGATACCGCCCGCGACAAACGCGCCCGCCAACAACGTGCCAGCACTACGCGCAAAACCGCCGAGACGGTCAAGCCCTGTCTGAGCGTCACGAATACCGCTTGGGTCAAACTTAGAAACAATAGGGAGGCGTAAAGG